ATTTCCAATCCATATTTTTAATATTCATCTTTTCTTTACGGATCCACCAGTTTAGTAATGTCTGATCTGTGGACCATTTCCAAGCACCATCACCATTAATAAAACCTTGAAACTCGTTGCGTTGTAAAAACTCTTTAGGACTTTGTCCTTTGAGGTATTTGGCAAAGCTTTTATTCATTACCATGATGCCCATGTTCATAAATTCACCACCACGTTCATTCCATTTCCAATCAATCTTGGGTAGTGGTTTATACTGCATACGGCTATAGTTTATAATCTTGTTTATGTATGCTTTTGTCAGGGGCATATCTCTTTCTACTACAGCACCAAAGTCATACTCAGCAGGGAGATCATCAAAGATAGATGTAGCACCGCTGCGAATATAAACGTCAGCATCGATAATTGCCACTTGATCGAATCTGTCGAAGTATCCAAACGCATTCTCTTTTTCATATATCGGAAGGAATCCACCATACTTTTCATAACTTTCTTTGCTCCTATTAGTTTGGAAAACATCGGGTTTGATTTTGAGGATAGGGTGTCTCTGGCAGATATATTCTGCACCTATTTTCTCTGCGTATGCTTCTACGCTCTCTGTACACCAATTATATAATTTGGATGGTTTGCCAGTGTAGACTTGATAGATCAATTGTTTCATACTATACCTATTGTGGGTTTTGTTGTGCCTATTTCTGGATTAATATAATGCTCTGCACATATATTTGTATCTATATATTCGTTTTTAAATGTGCCTCTAGGATACCAAGGGTATTGCTGAGTATGTAGATACCCATCAACAGGCATTGTAATTCGATTTACAAACAATAATGCTTTTGCCATTGATGGTTTGATATAGTATCCCAATGCGGCTAAATTTCTTTTATCTTTAGTCATACCAAATGACCACAAATGTTTCTTTGTAATGTGTTCTGGCAATTCTTTTGTTAACATACAATCATGTTCAATGATTAGTGATGGACCTAGGTATGGTTCTTTGTTACCGTCTCTCGCTTTATGCCAACATCTATAATGAGAATACCATATAGCCTTTTCTTCTGGTAACCATAGGCGCTGTTTGGTTTTACTATATATCCGTTTTTTAGTAAAATTTAAATATGAAGGCATATTATCAGGTGTAGTGGCATTAACTCTAATTATATTAGTATACCCAAACTTGTTAAAGCTCTCTACAGATTTTTCTGCATAATACTCTGATATAGGATTGTTTGGTATTACGATCTGGTAAATTGGTAGTGTTTTAGCGATAGTCATTGAGGTCAAATTCCGTACCGTGCATCTTATAGTTTTTTCTATCATGATTTGTATATACAAGAACCTCTGGATCATCAATCAAGAAATCACAACCTTTACAAAAGTCTGGAAAGTCTCCCATTTCGTGTTGCTTTCTCAGTTGGTTGTATGGTTCTCCATACCAAATCTCTTCAAGTGTGTGCGTGCTCATATGACCTAGAACGGCTTCATCATCTCTACCTAATACTTGGCAGCAAGGATGAACGGCGCCCTTAGCTCCATTAATACCGCCTGCTCGGATTACTACATCAGGCGAGAACGGTCTGCCACAAGTCTTGAGTTTACCCTCTCTTGCATATTCTGGCTCATATACACCAGACCAGTTATGCATTTTCCAAATCTCTGTACTGACTCCAGCACCTTCTACAATCTTTTTATATTGGGCAACCTCATAGTCAATGTTGTCGTTATCAAGAACAAGGTGATAGGTGGCAACGACACAATCAGATCCTGTCTTGGTAACATACTCTTGCATCTCATGTAAGTTTTTAATCACCTTGCTGAAGTATGGGCTGTTCATCCACTTGGCATAGAGTTCAGCATTATATCCTATAATAGAGAACCGAAAGAAATCGCAACCAGCATCAACAGTCTCGTTCATAAAAGCATCAGACATACGCATACCGTTTGAGAACATGAATGCCTTGGCACCATATTTCTTTACGATCTTGATATATTCTGGGAGATTACGGTTCAGTGTTACCTCACCAGAACCATCTAGGTTTACTACATTCAACCCTGCTTCTGCGCACTGGGCAACATTATCTTCGAACTCTGTGAGTGACATTTTCTTGAGCCAGTTCTTGCCACGTGCTCCGTGTGTACCATCTGGTTTTGTTTGCGGGCACATCTGGCAAGTGTAGTTACACCCACCGTTGATTTCTATTACCGCTCTATCAATCTTCATATAGTAAACCTATTCTTTGCTTTTGCAATATACCCTTATGTTTAGCTTCAATTATTTTATTACCTATATCATAAAAATAACTGATTTTATGTTGTTCAACTTTTCTCACTTTGTATTTAACTGCATCAGGAGTATGAAATCCGGTAATAAGGTCCTTGGTTAGAACAATCATAGGTTTCATTAAATTTTTTGCTATGTAGTGCCACATTCCTTCATAACTAATAACACACTCACAACTAGCAATGTGATATAATACCTCTCGTATTGGAGTTCTGTAATCAATAAATGTAACACTATAACCCTGAAGCTCTATAACTTTTTTAATTTCGTCCCACTCTTTCAGATTAAAGGTTCTTTTAAATGGTCTGGGTAAATCTCCATTTAAAGCAGAGTGCCAGATAGTGATTTTACCTTCCACTACTGGGATATTTAGATCTCTAAAAGTCCAATCATTTGCTCTAATCTTGGATGGTCTTTGTGGGCCTCCAGTTTTCTCAGCATCCTTATTATATCCTATAAATTTTTTTGCCCATAAAGCATAATCTTCACTACCATATACATTTGTAATTTCTACATCAGTAGTATCATTATTATAAAATTTTAAAAGGTATTCTGCTCTTTCTGGTAGAGTTTCGGGATCCTCAAAATGGTAATAATAATTCCTATCGTGAAACCAGTTTACTGTTAATTTCACGGGCTTTTGTAATACATGTGACCTTAAATGGGCAACATTATAGAGATACATAATATCTCCAGCACCTACTGTTGCTCGAGCAATAATTTCTTCTTGTGTGTTAATCCATTTCCAATTATGAAGGATTCTTTGGCAAGTTATTAAATTGGGATTTCTCATACTTTGAATATGTTCCTAAAACCACCTCGGCTAATTCCACTGCTTCTTTACAGTTTTTACGCCGAGCGTTACTATTTTTACCTTCGGTTAAAAACCAGCGTAAATTATCTATAGTGCCTTCATGACGAGTAATATCAGGAAACTTAAATGCATGAGTAATATCTTCCCATTTACTTCGTGCATTGAGAGCAGTAAAAACATTTTCCACAATTATTCTCCTGTTAGAGCGTAAAAGATTTCTTTCCAATTTTTCATTGTTGGTAATTTCTCATTCATATTGTGACCATGTTCCATCAACACTGAATCAAGACCCATTTCCACACCTAACTTAGCATTTTCTACTTTATCCTCTATCCAAGGTAATCCACTGTTACGATATGGCTCAAGTGCTTCATTTTTATCTTCACCTGTATCAAGGAACACAAATTTTTCAAATGCAGTTTCACCAAAAAGTTTTCTAGTATTAGCAATCCTCAATTCTTGTGCTTGAGGGTCGTTACTCAAAGAAGTAATCATGTGAAACACATAACCATATTTGCGATGTAGCAGATCAATATAATGAATAGCATCACGTAAAGGCGGTAAGAAACCGATGGCAGCAGATTCATTAAACATACGAACATACTTCCGACTTTCTTCTTTTTCCATACCAAACCGTTTGGATACATCATAATCGGTTTTATTTATCTGTTCAAAACCTTTACGAGTCATCCATGTGATGAATGCATATTCCCAGTTCATGAGAACACCGTCACAGTCGGTTAAAATTAAATTACCGCTGTATTTATACTGCATCATTTTCTTCTTTCTGCTGTAGCGCAACATTTTCGGCTTCAGTAGATTTAACTCTAAACCTTTCTCTATTAATATGATCTTTAATTTTTACATCTTTGCTTAAAGCTCTTTCCTTCTGCTTACCTTTATTTTTATTGCGTGGGTCATATCGAGTATATTTTGCCATTTTAGTTGTTGCGCCTTCTCGCATCTGTTTCAATTTATGATTAATTATAACATATTTTAAGGTATATGTAAACCCTATTTTAACATTTCTTTTGTCATAATATATTCACGAACAAGGTCAGATCGTACAATATCTTTCCAAGTAAATTCTATTGTTTCAAAGTATGTTGTCTCATCTAGGATGTTAAGAAACTGTATCAAACCATTTTTATCTCTATCTTTTTCAAAATCTGATTGGTAGTAGTCTCCGCAGAATATCAATTTACAGTTTTCACCAACACGTGTAATTACGGAATCTAATTCATGAAAATTTAAGTTTTGCATCTCATCAATTAATACAACACAATTATCAAATGTAGTACCACGAATAAATGATGTGCTTAAAAATTCTGCTTTCCCTTGTAGAACTAATTTAGAGTATACATCACGAGTGTCTATAATCTCATTACATATATCTGCATATGGTAATGTGTAAGGCGATTCCTTTTCTTCTTTTGTACCAGGGAGATAACCTATTTCACGAGTTGGTACAATGGACCTAACTATAATCACTTTATCAATATAATTGTTTTTAGAAAAGAGTGCTTCTAAGGCAAAATACATACCGATGTAGGTTTTACCAGTACCAGCAGAACCACTCAATACTAGATTAGAACCTTCGTCCCAAGCAACTCGAGCTCTCTTCTGGTTATCAGTGAGAGCCTCAAATTCATACATATCAGAAATTTTCATACTTTAATTGTATTACCTCTACCCGAGTGCTTTTTAATCTGCTTTTTTAGGTCAGTAAACCCATCGGGTACTTTCATACCACCACTTCTACCTGAAATAATTTTAGGTGTTGTTAGAACCTGTTTTACGTCTGGATCTTCTAGGATTTTTTGTAGGTCTGTCCACTTGCAATTTACTTTCCACTGGACTCCTTCGCTGTTTTTTAGTGTATATTCGGGCATGGGTTTCCTTCCAACTTTGCCAATTTTCTTCTACATTATGTCTACTAACCATATTCCATTGTTTAGATAAACTACTGTATGAATGTATATATCTTTTACCAGAAGGTGCTTCCATTAAACGTAACCAAACGCCTGGTTTTTTAGGATCACCTATGACAACCTCATCTATTTGTTTTAATTCAGCTGGATTAAATAAAACCAACTCTTTTTTCGAATTTTGGGCAGGAGTTTTCTTCAATGTATTTTTTGATTTCGAAGTTCTTTTTGACTTTATCATATATTTCCTTTTCTAAGGCATATGCCTCAATTTCCCAAGGGCGATCACGATAGTTAATCTCTTTCGTATTGTAGTGTTCCTTTCCCCATGCTACAGCATAAGAACCAGAAAGACAACGCATACGCCGTTGAGCATATTGGGCAACATGCACAAGTTCGTGACATAATGTACTTATAAGAACATTGAATGATTGTTTACCAGAGTAATTTAACTCGATGGTAAAAAATTTAGGAGATGCTGCATCATCTTCAAGACCACAGTTTCCAAGATGGCCAGTTTTCTTGTATAGATTTTTTGTAACATCTATAGTAATCTCGAGTGAATTTACCATCCGCTTCGATACAAGATTTGATAGCGTAATAGCAGTAGCCTTGCTGATCAAGGCTTTCTGCTTTTCGCTCAGTTTATATCCCTCAAATTCAAGCAAAGAGTTGCTGCATTTCTTTGTATGCAACATTGAAGGCATTTACCTCATAGATCCAAGTGTCATAGAACTCATCATCATCATCTTCATTGAAACAATGCTCTTCCCACATTCTGTCCATGTACTCAAGACCTTCAAGAAGACCTTTGCTACCACCGATAGTGCTGATGATACCTTTAGCTTCTTCAAAAGTCATTTCAGGCATTTGGTTGTAAGCTGGTATTCTAAACATGATATTCTCCTCATTTGATATATACAACATATCACAACTAATCCCATATGTAAACCCCTAATTAACACTTTTTAAAACTTTTTTCGAAAAAGGGTAAAAGTGTAACATTTATGATACATACATTTTAGGGGTTTACAAAACCAGAAAAGTGTGGTATAATAAAGAGTATAGGTTTGAGGATAGGGATATATGGAATACTTTATTAATGGTACAAGAAGAGGTCTTGGAAAGTATTGGATTAATCGGTACCCTAATGAGTGTGTTGCTACTTTAGAAGATTGTGAAATATTTATTAACAATAAACATGATGGTTATCTTCAGGTACATCGGTTATATCAAGCAGCAGAATTAGGTAAACGGATTATCAATATAGGTTCTGCTGGATCTGATTGGACTAAAGGTTATAAAGACAACTTCCGATATGGTCTTGAAAAGAAGCAACTGAGAGATGCCAATGATGCTCTGTTCTGGCAAAACGTGGACACAACCATTATCAACTTTGGATATTTTGATACAGAAAGATCTGCTCATAAAGATGTTCCAAAGATGAGTCTTGATTATGTCCACGATGTAATTATATGGGTCCTAGATCAGCCCCACCGTATTAAAGAAATTACTGTTACTCCCTAAGCTGTTTTGTGTTCTTGCATCTCAAATATCTGATCGTCTAAGAATTTTTGTTTTTTTAGAATTTTATACATACGGTCTGTTTCTCCTTGTTTCTTGTATCTCTCTGCATAATAACCTAATTTTTTTGAGTCTTTTTTCAAACGATCTATTTGGATTGATAGCATATATTTTTTATCCTTAATGGTTAATAGAAATGAAAAAGGGACGGGCCACAAAAGTGACACGCCCCAAAATTAAAAGTATTATCCTTTTTACCTGAGTTTAAGTTCATATAAGACTTGGAAATACCTCCTTTACTAGACTAGATGTGATACCTTTAGCCGGTTGTTCTTTATTAATCATTTTTACAACCAACTTAGCATCCTCAGGGTGGATAGATTCCAAAATCCCTAAGAATATTTTTTCTCTTTTATATGCTGGCATAGCACCACCTGGGCCACCTCTCACAACATATCTTAATTGTTTATGTTGGCGTTTCCAATCTGATGGAGCATTGTGTTCTTCACATGCTGTGTATGGTACATCGCCTTTGGGTAAGAGAAACTCGACTTGGCTTGAAAATGTACCTTTCAGTAAATCCTTCAATGCCCATTCGTCTTTATGTTTCAGTAAAATATCTTTTCTTTCGGCTTTTGTTTTAGCCTTTGCAACAGCTTCAATAATTTCATATATGTATCTCATTAAAAAAATTCCTCAACACTTTGAATCAATAATTTACACCGTTTTTGGATAAGATAAGGAAAGATTTTACCTTTCAATCCTCCACGGTTATTCTGTGAATCAAAAGTATTTATAATTTCAGATCTTGTGTTTTCGGGTAAATCGTGTTTTTTATCGGTAAGTGAAACCAATTTCTCGTTACGTAGGTAGTTCCGATATATTGTTTCACCAAGGGCTCTAGGGTCTTCTAGTAAGGCTTCACGCTTTTTCTTAGAAAGAGGTGTCTGCCGTTTGGTTTCATCGATGAATGTGTCATCATCGGATAGCACATTAGGTACTCCATCACCAGGACAACCTTTAAGAATATGCTCCGCACGATAGCCTTCACCAGAAGGTTCTGCTTTTACAAATTTCTTAGTCACAGGTGAAAACTGTTTCACATTATCATAGATTTGTAGTTGTTTAAAGTCATGGTCACCTGACACAATCATTACAGGTTCATACTTACCAAACTCTTGAGTTTCTTGGCACAGTGTAGCAATAACATCGTCTGCTTCACAACCCCATTGGTGAATAACACGCCAGTGGAAGTTTTCTTCTATTTCCTCAC